TGGCTCACCGAGTATCGATCAGAAACGACAGCGCAACAAACCACTCTGGCAAAACAGCCCTTTTAACTGGCACAGACGTTGATGGTCATGCTCTAACTGATACAGTCACTCTCCCAGCAGGCTCAGCAACAACTGAGAGCACAAAATATTTTAAAACCCTAACTTCTATTGTTCCTTCTGCCACAATTGGCGCAGACACAATGGACATCGGCTGGGTTGATGAATTTATTTCTCCCACTGTTGGATTAGATAGAAACGCAGGTATTGTTGGTGTTTTCACGATTGTCACTGGCACTATTAACTACACTATCCAAGACACCTCTGACAATATTCAAACCTTAGTCAGATCATCTATTAATTGGGTGAATAATGACGATACAGCTCTAGTTAATGCAACTACTAGCCAAAAAGGTAATTATATTACAGCGGTTATCGCTACTAGGCTTGTAGTTAATTCTTACAGCTCTGGCGCCACTATTGAATACAATATCACTCAAAGATATGTCTAAGGGTAAAGAATACCGAGTAATATGCGATAGAACTGGTAAAAAGCTCTATCGCAGTCAATGTGTTAAAGAATGGAATGGGCTTTTAGTTTGGAAAAATGTAGTAGATCCTTATCCAGAGTACTTAATTCCACCAAATACTAGAGAAGATATTTCAGTTATGGAAGCTAGACCCGATCCAGAAATTGACACCTTCACAGTTCCTAATCCAAACGATTTATAAATTATGAAAGTAAAAGATTGCTCTAAAAAACCACAACTAAGCGTTAAAAAAATGTTTCAAGCTTTACCTGCTGGCTCTCAAGCAAAAGCTCAAAGTTTGGCAAATGAGAAATACCCAATGAAAAAATCAATCAACATTGGCGCTCTAAAAGCTAAAGGTAAAAAATAATGGATTGTTTTAATCTGCCAGCCATCGCAGAGAAATACAACAAAGATATTACCACGCTATCCAATATCCAAAAGATAGAGTTGGCTGAATATTTCCTAAAGAACTATTTCGAAGGTTCTGAAGAAACAGCCAAAGAGTTGCCGCTAGAGCATTTTATCTGCAACAAAACATACGTAAGACAAATAACATTACCCAAAGACATATTGCTAACTGGTAAAGTTCACAACTTCGACCACACAAGCATCCTATCTAAGGGTGAAGTGACAATCATGACTGACGAAGGAACTACACGCATAAAAGCCCCTGCAACATGGTTATCGAAAGCAGGTACAAAACGCTTAATTTATGTGCATGAAGAAACAATCTGGTCAACAATCCACCAAAGCGAACATACTGCTGTGGAAGACCTAGAAAAAGAAATAGTCCATGAAAGCGATTTGTCTTGGATTAAAGAAACAAATTTATTAGGAGTTTAAAATGACTTTTGCAGCGGTAGCAATAGGCGGAGCGGTAGCAATAGGCGGAGGGATGGGAGCGCAAGCTTATTTTGGCAATAAATCCTCTAAAAGAGCCGCCAAGGCTGCGCGCGAAGCTGCTTATCAAGCGCAACTTGCGAGAGGTCGTGCTTTACAATATCAAAAACCCTACGAAGCTGGTGGCCGCACTGGTTTTAATGCTCTAAGCGGTCTTTTAACTGGTCAACAAGCAGACCAAAATGGTAATCTTACAACTCTAAGCCAAGAAGATAGAGCTAATCTATTTCAAAAAAGTCCAGGCTATCAATTCCGTTTAGACCAAGCTCAAAATGCCCTAACCGCATCTCAAGCTGCTCGTGGTGGCTTGCTATCTGGTGGAGCAATGAAAGAAATGAATGCTTATACTCAGGGTATTGCTTCAGATGAATATGGAAACTACATCAACCAATTATCTGGTCTTGCTGGCATGGGTCAAAACGCCGCAAATAACATGTCTAATATTGAAATTGGATCTGGGGCACAAATGGCTCAATATGCCCAACAAGAGGGCATGGCTTATGCCAATCGTGATGCTCAAATGGGCAATATCATTGGTGGTGGATTAAGTCAAGTTGGTGGTTCAATGTTAGGTGCTGGATTAGGTGGAATGGGTGGTGGTGCAAAATCACCTTCTGGCTTTAGTTCTGCTGGTAGTGGACAATACAACAACAGTGTTTTTAGTGGCTCTAACATGCCTAATACAACCTTGCAATCAGGTAGATATTAATGACAGAACTCATCCAACAACAACCAGTCAATCTTGCAGGTTCTATCCAAAGCGGGTTCCAAATAGGGCAACAAGCTAGAGAGAATAATCTGCAAATGCTTGCTCAACAACAAAAAGTTGACCAATTAAACCAATTGCAATCTCTTTACAAGCTTGCCGCAACAGGCAACCCACAAGCTACTAGACAGCTTGCTATGGCCGCTCCACAAGCTTACGAAGGTCTTCAAAAATATCAAAACTACAAGATCCAAAGAGGTGGTCAATTAGCTAATAGCGTTCTCTCCGTTCCTGAACCTATTAGACCACAGAAATACCAAGAAATGATTTCTGAAATTGAAAAAGAATTTGGGGAAAAACCTCAAGTTCCTTCTGAGTATTCTCCTGAGGCTGCAAATTATTTGAAAGCAATTGTGGCTCAATCTCGTCAAGTAGAAGATGTGGCAAAAGAACAATACGAAGCTCCTAAGTTTAAAGCAGAACTCGATAAACTGAAAGCGCAAACAGTCACTGAAGGTTTTCAACAAAGAAACTATGCTGCAAATATCACTAAAACTGGTTTAGAAACTCAGAAACTAGGTGAAGAAGTAAGTAATCTAAAAGCTGATAGATTAGCAATGAAAGAGGCTGGATTTACCTCTCCTAAAGCTTACTCTAAGTTCCAAGAAACAATGGCTGAAAATAGAGCTGTAGGTCAAATTTCTCTTCCTAAAGTTGAAGCCCAGGCAAATAATGCAATTAAATTAATTGATGATATTACTAGCCACAAAGGCATGAGTAGTGTCGTTGGCGCTAAAAATGTTTTCAGTGGCGCTGCGGTACAATATTTGCCATTCAGAGACAAGGCCGTGCCCGGCACTCAAGCTGCCAACTTCCAAGCTAAACTTGAGCAGTTGCAAGGTAAAAATTTCTTACAAGCTTTTGAAACACTTAAGGGTGGTGGACAAATTACTGAAAAAGAGGGTGAAAAAGCTACTCAAGCAATCTCTGATATGTCTGCAGCACAATCTGAAAAAGAATTTAAGAAGTCAGCAGAAGAGCTTAAAACTATCATTCAAACTGGCGTTGAAAGAGCCAAAGCACAAGCTGGTTTAGTTCCTCAATCTCAGTCTTCTCAAGTCTCTTCTTTCCAAGAAGGGCAAACAGCAACTAACCCACAAACAGGTCAAAGAATTACTTTTAGAGGAGGAAAATGGCAATAGAACTCCCAGAAGGTTTTCAATTAGACCAGCCTCAACAAACTTCTCAACCTCAAGGATTACCTGCGGGCTTTCAATTGGATCCAGTTAAACCACAAGCCCCAGAAATGGGTCGCGGTGAAGCTGCATTCATTACAGCAACCAACCCTTTAAACTTTGGCGATGAAATCAAAGCTGGTATTGCTGCGCTTACTGCTAAGACTTTTGGCGGTGCTGCGACCAAAGATATTGATATTGGTGATTTGTATCGTGAAGCCAGAAACTCTGAAAGAAACAAATTAAAACAAGCTCAAGAGACATATCCAATACAATCTGGCACTATTGGGTTTGCATCGGATATTCCTTTTGAAGCTGCCGCTTTGGGTAAAGTTGGATTAACTGGCACCTCCTCAATTCCTAAATTAGCTGCTGCTGGTGGCATGCTTGGTGCAATTGGTGGAGCTGGAGTTAGTGAAAAAGAAGCTATGGGTGGAGTTGCTCAAGATGCTTTGGCAAGTGGGGCAATTGGAGCTGTAGCTGCTCCTGCGATTGCAAGCATTATTCCTGCCGCGACTAATATGATTGGAAAAGGCGCATCTGCTGTAAAAGGCTTATTAAGTAAGAAGACGGGTGAACAAATAGCTCAAGAGGCAATCTCTCCCGAAGTCGCTTCAAAAGCTTTAAAACAACTAAAAACAAGCCCAGAAGGGCAGCCAACAACGGCTTTAGATATTGATTCTCCCGAATTCCAAAATCTCATCAAAACAACGATGAGTAAATATCCACAATCTAAGCAAATCGCCGCTGAATTCGCTGCGGGAAGAAAAGAAAAGGTTGCCGAAAGAATAAGTGATATTCTATCAAAAGATATTTCGCCAGTTGAGGATTATTTTAGTAATTATGCTAAGAAACGCGCAACGCAGAAAGCCTTTGGATTTATGAATTACGATAAAGCTTATTCTTATAAGCCTACTAATAGTGGGGGAGAGGTTAATGAGTTTGGCGATCATATTTTTAAAGACCATGAATTAGAACATTTAATTACCAGTCGTTCTGATTTTACCAGTAAGGCTGCAAAAGAAGCTTCATCTCTATTCCAAATTGAGCATGGCATAAAAATTGAGCCAAATAAATTTCTTACTCCAACAACTAGGAATGTTGACATGCTAAAAAAGGGTCTAGATTCATTGATTGAAAAGGAAACTGATCCAGTGACAAATAAAATTACCTCTAAGGGTGCAAAATTGCAACAATACAAAAATCTTCTTTTGAGTAAGATGGATATATTAAACCCTGACTATAAAAAGGCGCGTAATATTTACGCTGGAGATTTTGCTGTGCAAAATGCACAAGATATAGGGCGTAAATTTGATAAATTATCTCCAGAAGAAATAAAAATAAAATTGAGTAAATTAGGTCAATCTGAAATCGATTCATTTAGAATAGGCCAAAGATTAAGAATGCAAGAGCTAGCTGATAAATCTAAGACTCCCGCTGAAAAGCTTTTTAACAATCATCATATCCAAAAACAATTATCAGCTAGTTTCAAAGGAGATAAAAATAGATTTAATGATTTTTCCCGTAAGATGAAAGAGGAAATTAGTTATGATAAAACAATTAAGAATTATGGTCTTGATAGACATGAGGTTGAAACTAACCCTAATATTTTATCAAAATTAGTAGGGGCAGTTGCCTCTATTGCTACTGGGTCAAAAGTATCTTTTCAAGGTATGCATGCAGTTAAAACTGCTTTAACTCATCATTATGATGGATTAAACAAGAAAAGTGCTGAAGAGCTTACTAAAATTCTTATTAACAAGAAGGCTAGCATTCAGATGCTAGAGAGCATTGTAAATAAAGCCGATTCGACCCAAAAGCCGATAATTCAGAAAGTAATTAACAGTATTTATCCAGCCGTTCTAGGGGGAATGATAGGAGCCAAATCAGATATTATTCCTAACTCCTCGGCAGAAGACAATGATATGTCAGAAGAAGAAATCCGCAAATATTTAATTGAGCGAAAAAAACAAAACCCAGGCATGACATATAATATAAACCCAGAAGAAGAATCAAAAAAAATTAAACAACGCTTTTACAGAGACTAATCATGGCACAAATCTTTATCGAACCATTAGCAAGAGTATTCACAAACACTGGAGCAGTTGGCGCTGGTTATAAATACAAGTTCTACACAACTGGCACCACAACCCCGATTAACTCTTACACAACACAAGCTCTTTCTGTAGCTAATGCTTGGCCTCTAGTTGCTGACGCCAACGGTAGATTCCCCATTGCTTGGCTCTCAAATCTAGCTACGTCAAAAGTAGTTTTAACTGACGCTAATGATGTAGTAATTGAAACAGTTGATCCAATTGGCGCTACAGCTTCAACAACTAGCTTAAATGACTTAGACGTCCGTCCGACCTCTTATTGGGGTTTAACTACAGGCACTACCTCGGCTTATGTTTTAGATGCTAATCCAAGCATTTCTGCTTACTCAAGTGTTCAAACATTTATCTTTCAAGCCCACGTTGCAAACGTCATTAATCCAACAATGGCGGTTAGTGGTCTTCCTGCTTTAAACCTTAAAAAATACACAGGCCAAGGCACAAAAGTTGCTCTTCAAGCTGGCGATTTACAAGCCACCCAGCGCTATGTAGCGATTAATGATGGCGTTGATATTGTTGTTTTAAATCCACGCTCTCTTCCGTTAAATGTAGGAACAGCCCCAACACTTACAATTGCAACTGGCGTGGTCACTACGACTAATGTTGGAAGTGATTATTTGCTGGATACCGAAGGTGCAGCAGCTACGGATGATTTAGACACAATCAATGGCGGGAATGATGGTGAGATTATTTGTCTTGGTCTTGTTAATGCGGCAAGAAAAGTAAATATCAAGCATGGCACTGGTAACATTTGGAGCGAAAATCTAGGCAATGTCCCATTATCCTCTTCTACCCAGAAGGTTTATTTACAATATCAAGCTTCATCTGCTAAGTGGCTGGTTCTATTTAATTCCCTCACACAAAATATATTGCAAATACAAAAGAACGAAAGTGGTTCATATGGAGCTGGCGCCACGACTATTCCATGGGATGATACCATACCACAAATTACTGAAGGAATAGAATTTTTGACTGTTTCCATAACTCCCAAGAGCGCCACTAGTTTGTTGGTAATTGATATTATTGCAGTATTATCAAGCAATCTAAGCGACTATATAACGGCAGCGTTATTTCAAGACGCTACTTCAAATGCTTTAGCTGCTACTACTATGGCTTCAGGAGGAAATAGTTTTCCAATCACAATAACATTACGTCATTATATGACCTCTGGCACTACCTCTTCCACAACCTTTCGGTTCAGAGCTGGATCCAATGGTAATAATATTTATTTTAATGGAACTTCTTCTGCCAGACAATTAGGAGGAGTATCAGCAACTTCAATTTCTGTAACCGAATATTCAGCTTAATTATGTCAAAAGTTATCGAAGCAATACAAAAAATTTATCCAACCATTCAAGGTGGTTTTGTTTATTGGGAAACACAACAAGATTTAACACCTTGGGAAAATCCTATTGATGGCCTAGTTTGGGAAAATACTGAATTTGAAAAGCCAACTTGGGAACGAATCGAAGCACAATTTCCAGCGATTGATTTAGACGAGGCGAAAGCAGAGAGAGTAGCTACTCGTCTAGTTTATCTTGAAAATACTGATTGGCAAGCAGCTGCCCTTACTAAATATGGTCGCCCCATTGATGATGGTGTTGCAACTAAGTGCCAGCTTGCAGTAGACGAAATGAATGCAATTACTGCATGCACAACTATCGGAGAAGTCGAAGAATATTCAATTGAATTTTAATTATGACAGTAGGAACCACAAACACATTCTCTCAAAATAGAAATCAGATAATCAACAGGGCGATGGCTGCGATTGGTATTCGTACCGACCAACGCGCCCTTAGTGCTTCAGAAGTTTCTGAGGCCTCTGACGAGCTTAACATCATGATTAAGAGCTGGAAAACCAAGGATTACCTTTGGAAAACAACTGAAGGTACTTTATTTTTGGTTAATGGTCAGGCCGCATATACTCTTGATGGCTCTACTGCTAATGCTACCGAGAGTTATTCTTCAACTACGACAACGGCAGATGCAGCCGCCGCTGCAACATCAATCGTTGTGACCAGCGCTACTGGTTTTGTTATTGGTTATAACATTGGTGTAGTACAAGACAATAATACAATTCTTTGGACAACAATCACCAATATTGTTGGCCTAACAATTACCTTAAACTCGGCTTTAACTTATGCAGCAGCATCTGGCAATAATGTTTATTGCTACCAAACTAAAATCAATCGCCCTGAATTAATCAATAGCTTGCGCGTTAGAAGTTCTACAGGAAGTGATTTACCAACAACAGCTCTTGCTAGAGACTCTTACTTTAACATTCCAGTCAAAACTAACTCTGCCCGCCCAAATCAATGGTACTACGACAAGCAATTAGCTTATGGTACTATCTACCTGTGGCCTACTCCAAACTCAGTTGCCGATACAGTTAATTTCACATTTCAAAAAATGTTTTTCGACATTGATGCTGCCGCGACAGATCCAGATTTTCCTATCGAATGGGTTGATCCAATTGTTTTAAATCTAGCTCTAAGACTAGCCAGAATAAAAGGCAAAAGCCAAGAATTTAGAGAGCAGCTTAGAAGAGACGCTGAGCAAGCTTTGGCTGATGTTCAAGGCTACGATAGAGAGCCAGCTTCAATTTACTTCCAACCTGCAACAAGTGTTAATATTGGGTCATACAGATAATGGGAAATACAACGCCAATTAACTTCGGAATTAATTCTTACAGAGCAAAATCTGGCTTGGTTTCTGCTGAGCGCATGGTTAATTGTTATGTTGAGCCTTGCCCTCCAGATAGCCCATTTAAAGCTATGGTCTTAGGAACCGCAGGGCTTTCCGTCTGGAAAGATTTAAACATTGGTTTTCCTATCTACGGAATGGAGATAATGGGTGAGAATCTTTACGTTGTAGCAGGCCCAAATGTTTATAAAATAGACTCTACCAAAACCGTCACTAGCTTAGGCACTATCGCAACAGCGCCAAGCCGCGTAATGATGACGAACAATGGCACGCAAGTCACTATTCTTACAGATAGTGGAACTGCTTATTATTGCACATCTACCGCATCTTCATTGACCCAAATTACCGACTCTGATTACCAATTGTCTGACTCTGTGGCAACTCTTGACGGATATACAGTTTTCACTAAACAACAAGGTCGCACCTTTCAATGGTCTAATATTAATGCTACCGAGTCTTATGGAGCGCTAAATTTTCAATCAGTCGAAGCGGATTCTTCTAATATTGTACGTGTTGCAATGAATAATTTAGAGCTTTGGTTTTTTAAAGAAAATATTACCGAAGTCTATTATAATTCTGCTCGTCCAGGGTACATCTTCGACCGTAAAGAAGGTGTATTTATTCAGAAGGGTTGCGCTGCAAAGTATTCTGTGGCAAGTCTTGATGGTGGATTTTTCTTCTTAGGAAATGATAGATTAATTTATCAAACAAATGGCTATCAGCTAGTTCCTATTTCTACTTTTCCTATTTCTCAAGAAATTGAGAAATACTCTACAGTTTCAGACGCTTATGGCTTTACCCACGTAATAAACGGTCATAAATTCTACACTTTAACCTTTCCAAGCGAAAATAAAACTTGGCAGTATAATATCACAACCAATCTTTGGCACGAAAGAGAAAGTTTAAACGCTCAACAAAGTCAAGGGCAGTGGAGAGCTACTACTCATGCTTTCTTCAATGGCTTGAATCTCTTTGGTGATTTTGAAACTGGAGTTATTTATCAAGCAGATGCAGATGTTTACACCGAGAATGGCTCTACCATTTTACGCAAAATTATCAGCGCCACTCAGTTCGCAGATTTCTCCAGAGCTACCCTAGACCGCTTTACTTTAATGATGGACACGGGAGTTGGCCTAATTACTGGACAAGGTTCAGACCCTCAAATAATGCTTAGCGTTTCTACCGATGGCGGACAAACTTGGGGCTTTCTAGCTACTGAGCCAATTGGAACTGTAGGGCAATACATGCGGGAAGTTTTTTGGACAAGTCTTGGCTATGGAAGAAGCGCTATTTTTGAAGTGACTTACAGCGAGCCTACTAAATTTGCAATCGTTGGAGCCTTCTTAAATTCTACATTAGGAGACTCATGAGAGTAGCAATACCTTCGGCCTCAGAAACAATAACTGATGAAACATTCTATTCTACAACAGTCTGGTTTACCTTCTTTCAAAATGTATGGCGTGCAATCAGGGGTGATTTAGGATTAAGCCTTGGTGGGATGTTAAGCGTCAACACAACTTCTGTGGCAAATTCTGGAGTTGGGGCAACTGATTTAATTACCTATTCTTTGCCAGCAAACAGCTTGACAAATAATGGCGATATTTTAGAAATCGACGCATGGGGAACTTATGCTGCCAATGGAAACAACAAAACTGTTGTTTTAGCATTTGGTGGGCAGACAATTCTCACTACAGGCGCAATTGCCGCAAATGATGGAACATGGTCTATTAAGGCCAAAATAATAAGAAAGACTTCTGCTACACAGGAAATAGTCAGTGAAATACTATCTTCCAACTCAAGTGTCGTTGATTCCGCTACCAGAACAGCGGGGACACAAGATCTGACAACCGCCCTCACAATTAGATGCATAGGAACAGGCGGAGCAAGCTCAGATATTACACAATACGCTCTCAAAATCAATCTAACCCCTAGCACATAATGTCAGTTTCAGATATTAACAAAGGCGCATCTGGCGTCAATCCAACAGCAGCTTCAACAGGATCAGTTCCAATAACTGGCGGCGCAATGACTGGCAATTTGTCTGCACCAAATGTCATCACAGGACTCACTAAAACCACTGCATCAGGTGGCACTTTAACATTAGATGTTAATAGCAATTACCAACAAACTATCTCTGGCTCATCTGCTCACACAGTTGTATTGCCAGTGGTATCTACTTTGCAAGTAGGGCAAGGATTTCTGATTAGATACATTGGCACAGGTTCATCTGATGTCACAATTAACAGTTCTGGTGGTAGTTTAGTCACCACTATTTCATTGTCAGGCTACGCTCTCGTAGTATTTAACGGCACAGCAGGAACAGGCTCGTCATCTTGGGACGTTTTATTAGGAACTTCTGGTGGCGTAAATGGTGGCTCTGTTATGGTCAGAAACGTATCAGGCAACTCAACTATCAACGCCCTAACTTATAAATCTGTAAATTGTGCCAAGGTTGAGTTAACAGATGCTGCAACTGTATCGCTTAACTTAACTGCGTCATCACTCTTTAATCTTACCACTACTTCTGCTGTTGGCGCAACCAGACAACTTGGCGTTCCTTCGAATGTAAGTGTTGGACAATCAGGAATTATAAATGTGAGGCAAGACTCAGCAGGCAGCCGCGCTTTAACTTTTGCATGGCCCTACATCTTTTCTGGTTTGACAGCTCCTACGATGTCACCAGAGAAATATGCTTTAGATAAATTGAGCTACATTGTTGATAGTTATGCAACTGCAACAGCCACCATGACTATCGCTACACCATGTGTTGTCACTTGGACTGGACACGGCTTGGTTTCTGGTCAAAGGGTTGCCTTTACAACTACAGGGGCATTGCCAACAGGAATCACTGCTAACACTGGCTATTATGTTAACGTAATAGATGCGAATACTTTTAACCTATCCACAACACTCCCAAACCTCCAAGCGGCAACTTATGTGGCAACCTCTGGTTCACAATCTGGCACGCATACTGCTACAAATATGGCTGTTAGTATTGTCTTTAATCCAAATATGGGGGCGTAAATGATCCCAGTTGGATTCTTACAAGATAACGCTTTCGTCAGTACTTGGAAAACGGATAATGCGGGAACTTCTGCCAGTAATCAAATACTTATTCCCACCTCTCCAAGTGGATCATATTCTTGCACCATATTATGGGGAGATGGCACTTCAAGCTTCATCACAGCATATAACGATGCAGCTACAACGCACACTTACCCATCAGCAGGAACTTACACTGTTAGAATATACGGTAAATTCGAGGGGTTTAGATTTGCAGCTGGCGGGGATAAGTTAAAACTTCTAAATATTAGCCAATGGGGGCCAAGTTTTAAATTAGGTAATCTCGGAGCTTCGTTCTGGGGGTGCAGTAATTTAACAATAACCGCAACGGATATACTTAACACATCTGGGCTAACGAATTTTGGTGGCACATTTATTGGTTGCTCTAGCCTCACTACTATTCCAAACATAGGTAAATGGGATATTTCTAGCGTTACCACTCTACAAAATGCTTTTAATGCATGTGGCAACTTTTCTTCTGATTTATCGCAATGGAATGTCTCCAATGTCACGGACATGTCAGGCGCATTTTTTGGGACTAAGATAAACTTTTCTGTAGCTAGTTGGAATGTTTCAAAAGTCACTAATATGTCAGTAACATTCCGAGGCTGTAGTCTTCTGAATCAAGATTTCAGCTCATGGGATGTCTCCAATGTCACGGACATGTCAAATATGTTTCGTGAATGTCCAGTATTTAATGGCAACGTTACGACTTGGAATGTTTCAAAAGTTACCAACTTTGGCGCGATGTTTTATGGCGCATCTGTATTCAATCGTAATATCGGAAGCTGGAACGTATCAGCAGCTACTACTCTTGAAAGCATGTTTGGTAACGCTGGCGCATTCAATCAAAATATTGGAAGTTGGAATATTTCAAAAGTCACAAACATGATAGGGTTATTTCAGCTTTGCCCTTTCAACCAAGATATTAGTGGCTGGGATATGAGCTCAGTCACTGTAGCTAATGCTATGTTTGCAGGAGCAACACTATTTAACCAGAATATTAGTGGTTGGAATGTTTCTAAAATTACAAATATGTCAGGAATGTTCCTTTTAGCTACTTCCTTCCAGCAAAATCTAGGAAATTGGAACATAGCGGCATTAACTAACGCAACTGATATGTTCACTAGCACAACCCTGACAAATGCAAATTATAACGCTCTTTTGGCTGGATGGGCGGCAAACCCAAATAGAAAAAACAATGTTACGTTCTCAGGCGGAAACTCTCACTATGACGCTACTAGTGGCGGATATAACGGCACAGCGGGAAGAGCTATTCTAACAACAACAAATTCTTGGACAATCACCGATGGTGGGACTCCTTAAATTTAAACACTCAATACTTATTTATGGTACAAGATATTAACTACCCTATTCCTCCAGAATGGTTTATCGCTTGGTCAGAAGGAACTCCACTACTTATCTCATACGGCTACATAGAATCACATCAATGCTTAACTACTGGTTTAGACAATTTAGAAGTATTCTATGATAAAGAATCATACGAAGCAAGATTATTGCAATTCGGAATAGTAGAATCTGATAGTTTGGCATTAAGTATAAATGAAGGTTCTGATTTCTCAAATTATGACCAAGGATCAAATGGATAAACCAATTGACACTTTTAGCGATATTGCCTTGCAAGTCTATGGGGCAATAACACTTGCCGCCTTATTCTATTTGGGAAAAATCCTAAAATGGTGTGGCAGAAAGATTGCAGAAGGAGCGAATAAGGATTTGGTGGAAAAACTAATGCCCTCGATTGCTGAATATGTTGAAAGTAAAATTAAGGAATTCAAAGATGATACCATAAGAACCCTAACATCTGAACTAGCTGAAGTAAAAAAATCAGTTGAGAAATACAAAAATGTAAAGCATAACATCGAGACAGAAAATAAGTATTTGAAACAAATGATCCAAGAAAATGATGAAGAATTAATCAAAATCATCAGAGAGCATTTAAATGAAAAAAAATAGATTCGAGATTGCAGAAACAATTCTGCTTCGCTTTATAGATTTTCTTGATAAACACAACTTCTTTAGTTTTACCTTCCTTATGCTTTGCGGTATGGGCATCGCTATCACTTACGCTGATAAAGTGGCAATTATTATTGGTGCTTTTAAATGACAGAAAACACAGGTTTTCTACAAGCTGCATCTGGAGTTAATTCTTCAAAGAGACTTGCGTTTATGCTTTGCCAGCCTTTTATCATTGTGATGGCTTTATACCTAATTAAAGAATTGGCTCCTACTGACCCAAAAACAGCTTACAAAGTATTTGTTGCATATTGCACTTACTCAAGCTTACTCGGTGGCATGGTGACATCTGAAATACTTTTAAAAATATTCGGCAAAAAGAAATGACCCGCTACATAATTGCCGCTTTAGTTTTAATTGCAGCTCTAGCCGCGATTTTCTTTGAAGGTAAAAAAATTGGTAAAGAAGCGGAAGTAGTCACTCAACAAGCAGAAATAATCGAAACTCAAAATGAGACAATCCAAGTCGTTAAAAAGTCTAAGACTATTGTTAGAAATAATGCTTCTCTTGAGCGGGACGCGCTTATTGACAAGCTGTAGATCAAAGACTATTTATGTCCATGACTACTGCATTGTTGCCAGCCCTATTACAGCTAGCCAACCAGATAAGCAGGCTCTAAAACAATCTACCATTTCAAAACAATTTATCGAGCAAATCGTTAATCACAACGATTTATGGAACTCAACCTGCAAGAATGAAGAATAATTTTATTAACCATTCTTTGTGATTTAAGTTATAAAAAGTTAATAAAAAATTAAAGATTTAGTAATAAAAATCTCACCAACTCTACTGCCTGTTGGGGTTGCTATTAACCAAAAATCTGTGAAATAAATCAAAGAAGTTTATAAAAAAGTTTATAAAAGAGGTCTATAAAATGCCAAAATTCAGTAAAAAATCTGCCGAAAGATTAGCAACCTGTCACTCAGATTTGCAAAAAATATTTAACGACATAATCCAGACTCGTGACTGCACAATAATTTGCGGCTCCAGAACATTAGAAGAACAAAAGAAAGCATTTGCAGGGGGTTTTTCTAAGCTTGACGGGGTCAAAAAGAAATCAAAGCACCAAATCAGTAAAGAGCAACCTTTATCGCTCGCTGTCGATGTTTTACCATTTCCTCTAAAATGGGACGACAAAAAAAGTCATGAAGATTTCGCCCGTGCTGTTAAAGCTACGGCACAACAGCACGGAATTAAAATTGTCTGGGGCGGAGACTTTAAATCCTTTTCTGACCGACCACATTGGGAGCTTGCATAATGAGAATATTTTTGTCAGTACTTTTAACCTTAATAAGCTTTTCTGCCCATGCCGCTGAGTACCGCTGGAAAGTAATTGAGGTTACTGACGGCGATACTCTGAAAGTAGAAGCGCCTTTTCTTCCAAAAGAATTAAAGCTTTCTGTCAGGGTAAATAACATCGACACACCAGAAAAAGGGGCTAAGGCTCTTTGTGTTAAAGAAGGCAAACTCGGAGAGGCTGCTACTAAGCTCACTAGAAAGCTTATATCAGAATCTCAAGACGTAGCGTTTTCTAAAATTAAATGGGACAAGTATGGTGGGAGAGTTCTAGCTAATGTAAGTATTGATGGTGTTGATCTGGCTGTCAGCTTAATAAAAGCGGGTGTAGCTCGCGAATATCATGGAGAAAAAAAGAAATCATGGTGCAAGTAGAAAATAATTTCATTCACATTGACAAAAAGCTAGTAGTTAAGTACTTCGTAGCTGAAAAGCCAAAAGCTATTGGTAAGAAAGACCGCAAAGGAAAAATCACTTATATCCCCCAACATCAATACGAATCAAAATGGAAGACAATAAAACCCTTATTACTCGCTTAACTGAAACAGTCAAAGAGCTATTTAAGAAAGTCGTAAACACTTACCGCATACCAAGCCTAGTTGATTTTGTTTTTAAGTCTTGGAAAGATGCTCTAACCAACGCTAAACCAGCTTCTGAGAACTGGGTTAGACTTGGCCTAGAAAAGACTTGGCAGTATTTCGTCTTGCTGATTGTCGTGCTTCTGGTTTATTTCTTCAAAGGCTCACTACAATTTGCCATTGATATCATTGCTGAATTTGTAGTTGTAGCGGCTCTTAGCTTCACTTGTTATCGGCTTTATAAGAGCTTTAAATAGCATCATCACCTATCACGCATTACTTCTTGGTCAGTGCTTAGTTTTGAGACTGATTTTAAAATAACTCCATAAGTATTCGCGGGTTCACAAGTTCTTAAGCACCCAAACCAAGAGCTTGGCTTATCTACAAATGACTCCTGAATGGTGCACCCGCTATCAGAAGATTCTTTTTGTATGGCTTCTGCATCCATTATCGACATTCTTCTAACTTGGCCGTTATCGATAACTACTCTTTGGTTAGGATCTGGCTGCCCCAATACCGCATTAACGAGTAAATCCACTGCTTCATTAGTGACATAGACACTTGAAACCATTGCTTTAGTCGGAACCGAATACATTACCTTATCTGCCACAGTTGCCAATGCTTCTAATATCAAGCTTCGATCAGATGATCTAATATTCTCGCATATTTTTTCATCAAAACAAACTGCTACATCACAGATTGCGGCATTATCTTTAATGCTTTGTGCGTCATAATTTTCTAGTATCATTGGGTAGAAATACAAATTACCTTTCTTGAAAGTATTGGCTCTTCTCGAAAAACCCCTTTCGTTTAGCTTATTTATCAGATTGCCATTACCTCTCGGATCAAAGGCATGCACCTCTATGTTGTCGCTATGTTGCGAGGCTATTTCTTCAAATAATCCCACAGAATTGCCGTCTCCCCCTTTGTATTCTAGGAATCTGGTTGATTTATCATGGTTTAGAAATTCAATCAGTTTAGTTTTCATTTTTTCTTAAGCTCCTCAATGTCTTTCTGCAATGCAGCCATATAAATAGCCATTACCTCAAACATCTTTTTAGTTTCTACGGGTATATTTGCTTTATCAAGTCGCTGCCCGACATCATTCCAAATACTCACTGGCTCGTCTGAGTCTTGCGTGACCTTAGAATTCCAATGAACACTCTCCCCTAAGGTTGGAGGAGATTCTGGGTAAATAAGGGACTTATTCATTGGCTCGACACGTTCTTCTTTCATGTCGATTTTGGACTCTGGTTTCGACATGTTTTTCTCAGCCTCTAAAGCATTAACAATATTCTGCGCTACATAATAAAGCCTCATGAAAAAAAATGAAAAAGCTTTATTAACATATTGCTTCGCTAAATCATTTTCTTCTACCGTAGCTAAATGCTTTTTTAATGTTTTTAAAGCACTTTCAACTTCGCTGACTTTCTTCTTATCAAGGTCAACTTGCACTTCCTCTGGTTTCTGCGAGTTAGAGTCTGGGAGTTCTTCGCAAATATTACAAAAAGATGCTAGTGGTAGCGGATCACTAGAAACACTGTCACTCTTTTCAAAGTAAAGCTTGCAAGAAAAATCATTATCCACGCTAACAACCATCACTATATCACCGTTGCCGCTTCCAAGTTGGTTTCTAAGTTTATATCTCTTCCCTACTACTGGTAATTTATTCTCCATATTAAATCACTCCAAAAAGTTTAAACGTTCCAAAAATAGCCATTCCCCAAAGGGCGGCTTTACCACAACCGACTGAAAAGTCTTTCAAGAATCCCTTATTCATGCTTTTCTCCTTGTTTGTTGAGTTGTTCTAAAGCTTCTTTGGCTTTTTCTCTAGCATCAATTATCTGACACGTTAAGTTTCCACTCGGCCTTTCTTTATCGGCAATAAATTCCAATGCTTCCTTCGCAATCTCTACCTTAGCTAAAGCCTCATCGAGCTTCTTTTTTTGTGAGTAAAAAGCGTCTGCACCTTCTTTTAAGCGTTCGCATAGTGCTTTATTAGTCTGACAAGTTGATTCAACCATTCCTTGCCAAGCTTTATTTTGTTCTTGAAGCTCAGTGATTATTTCCGAAGCAGTTTCCATCATTTCCATCGGAATTGAATAATCAAAGTCCTCACCTTCTTCAGAAAGTTTTTGGATTTCGTTTTTAGTTTCGTTAAAAGCTGTGATTCTCTCTTCTAGTGTCTTGTCCATGTTATTCCCCCTCGTTAAAATAGATTTTTTAGTATTTTTAGCACTTGCTTTATTTGATAAATTTTAGCCGAAAACCAGTTATCAAAAACATATTCTTCTAGGCCATTAATGGCGAACCATTCTGTCGCGTAGTTTTGCCCTATTGGCTGAGTTAATAAATGTTTTTCAGCTAGGATATTTCTTGAGTGGCAAGTATATTTACCAACTCTGCTGTCCCTGACTACAAAAACTATATCACCATGTTGAGCGAAGTTTTTCATTTCACTACCTTAAAATTAATTACCCAATTTTATGCTCTTTTTCTACTGGATTTTTGACCCAGTAGAGCCATTCATCGTGATACGATTTTGCATATTCGACCGCTACCATCTTGCCCGTTTTTTTATGGATATATTTTGGAAAAATATTGTCTCGAATGGCCTCGGCACCATTATATTTCTGCAAATACAGCTGTTCAAAAGCTTCTTGTGTGCTAAATATTTCACCCTTCATTTCACCTTCACTTTTAATTAACCGATAATTCCCACACTCCAAACTCCTAGTAAACCTACAAATATCTTCTCCATTGGTGTCCATAGTAGCCCAGCAGGAAGAGGTTAGGAGTAGGATTAGGAGGTATTTCATTTTATTCTAAACGCTAGGTAAATAATAATTACACCTAATGCGATATTTTGCAAAGCAAGGCACCCCCATATTTGACGTAATAATTCGATTTCGGTCATGTTAATTATTGATTGAGGTTGGTTAAATTGAGAGGGTCTGAAGATAGGGCCATAATTTTTCTAACTCTAGCCTAGTTTTTTTTACCATTTGAGACACATCCCCACCTTTCTCTTGCTCACGCATTGCATTTTCAATAATAGCAATCACATTGTCACACTCCTCTTCAGTAAGCAATCTCTCTGGATGGTCCCACTTGTTGTTTTCCATAATGCCAATGAACTCACCGCAATCCCCAATCGAAATTAACTTATTAGCAAAATCAGCCGAACGCCAAAACCAACCTATGTAAGGAACTCTCTTTTCCATATCCTTTCCATTGGAGGAAATTGGGTCTTGAGGCTCTTCGTCTTCTTCATAATCAGCAAGGGAAGAGGTGAACCCATTGTATCTTTCGTTTATGATCAAACTTACTAAATCTTCTTTGCTTTCTGTGAGTAGATTTTCTTTCATTTCGCCAATTGTTTTCCCGTTAGTCACCCAATAAACCGATGTAATGTTCATTTCCCCCCCCTTTATTGTTATTATTGAAAAGCCCCACGGAAAATAAAATTCCCTTAAGTTAATAAGGCCGTGGAGCCATTGAAGAATATTCACAAGACAAAGCAAAGCTCGCTTTAAAGACGGTGTTTAGCGCCTCCTCTGCATTGATGTGCAGCCACGCTTTACTTTGTCATGAAAATATTCAACCCCACAAGCCATTCAAAACAGACCTTAACAAAAAGATAAATTTAACTCGTGGGGCTTTTCCCTTATAACCCACCCTTTCCATTTTTTTTACAAAATAACAACCGCTATTACTGCGATTGCCCTTGGGTTATAAGGTATTCTTTTTTGCTAACAATCTCATCATTGAGAGCCTAATAAAGCCAGAAACTGACAACCCAGCTTTCTTTGATAAAACTAGCAATTTTTCATTCTGGTTTTCAGTTAGATAAATGTTTCGCCTAACCCCTTTTTTTCTTACTGCTTTCATTTTTTTAGAATTAATTGTTAAACACACTTTAAACACACCTTTCTTATTAGTCAACAGCTAAATTGACTACTCCCACAAATCCTGAAAACGCGCGCCAAATAAGGCGAAACCCTTGGCAAGTTTCTTCTGATGACTACCAAACTTACTTTTATCTAATTGCCCTTTATCCATAAATTTCTCAACTTCCAGAAAGTTCTCAAAACTAAATATCATCGCGTCTATTTCTTTCTGTGGAATGCGAGTGTATCCTCTGAAAGCTTTAAGTCTAGGAATGATGAAATCAGCTATGGTATTGTTGAGTCCGTAGATTTCCTGCTCGTTAAAGCCATGACATACTTTTTGTGACAAAAGCTTTACATTGTATATACATTGCATGGCAAGTTCTTGTAGGTAGTAGATGGTAAATTTAAGTTTTTTCATTTTCTATTTATAAAAGTTTCTTACCTCTCCCAATACTCTATCTCTAAAGAAAATTGGATTGTTGGTAATGTATGATTGAAAGCCCATGCCGTTAAGCTTCAGAAACCATTCTAACTGCTCTTCTCTGATATGGATTGAACTTGGTGCTGCAATCTTCTTTACCTCGCAGAATATGGTATCTCTGAGATTAAGACTTTGATTAAACAGCAGCATTGAGCAGTCTGGAAAACCCTTGCGGCTACCTTCAGCTTTCTTTCTTTTGTAAAGAACCATTCTTTGAATCTGAGTTAAACTACCGCCAGCAGTGTCTCCATTGTCATTCTGCACAAATTCGAGCTCATTAAATTTACTTTTTAGCTTTATCTCTGAAGCTATCGCATTGAATGATTTGTAAAAATTCTGTTGTATGTCAGTTTCGTTAAATGTCGCAAACTTAGTAATCAAAACATCATCGCTGGTTTTTGGTTGCTTAGGAATATCCTTATTGACAAGTAAGTTGATTCTGTCTCTCCAGTAGATTGGCACTAATTGATCTAAATCTTTTAAATCAATAAATTTCTGCTCATTATTCTTTACCATAACTAAACCCCGCAAAATATTTTACCCAAGTCTTAAAATTATACCTTGGCAAGCTTTTGTCATAGTAGCATTGAATCTCGTAGTCATAAAACTGGATTAGAAGCTCGTAGGAGCAGTTTGTTTCCAAAGCTTCTACGATTTACTTAAGCCAAAGAAATAATCTCCTACTTCAAAATTCCCCCCAATATCATCGCCAGTCCAACGCCATTTCTTAGTTCCATCAAAGTATTTATCGCAGAACTCTTGAGCAAGATTGTTAGTTGCTTTTTGCCAAGCGGTTAGTTTTTTATTAGACAATCTGCCTCCATTGCTCTCTATCCATCTTTGCCTGTAAATTCTTTTTAGGGACAGCATACTTCACCTTCTTGCCTTCGTATTCATACTGAGCCATACCATTGAAGTAATGGACGGTGATTTTTTGCTTTAGGTTGTCGATGTATTTTTCTGTTTTTTCCATGAAGCTTACAGGCTGTAGGTTAAATTAAAATGGGATCGTGGATTCGTCAGAATCTTCTTCAACATGATTAGACTCTGGGGCAAAACCATTTCCTTTGTCTTGGGCATGTTGCGAGATTCCCTCTTCTCTTTCCTTACCCTTAATAATATCAATCACGCTGGCAACAATCTTAGTACTCGGGACTTCAACACCTTCTTTGTTCTTGTAAGTGCCATATTCAAGCTCCCCTTCTAAATAAACCTTGCTTCCCTTGTCTAGGTATTGGCAAACCTTAACCAATGAACCCCAACAAGAGATATTATGCCAAGATGTTTTTTCTTGTCTCTCCCCATTGGCGTCTTTCCATTTTTTACTTGTTGCAAGTGAAAAGTTGGCATAGTCTTTGCCGTTTTGTGTTTGACCAATAGCTGGAGTTCTGCCTAGCGTTCCCACTAGAATTACACGATTAATTGACATTTATTTCTCCCTTTTAGTTTTTGTTATTTTAACCTTACCACCTAAGCACACGCCTAGAATTAACGCCAACAACCATAATCCAAAAATCATAATCACTGGAAGAGCTGGAAGCAGCACCCAGAACCAAGACCAATCTATTGTGTTGGTTAGCTTAAGGGTGACGAATATTAGTGTTAGAACTTCAAAGAAACCCATTTATTCTTTAAAATAATTATTAATCTCCTGCAACTCATACGACACCAACTCATAATCCTCTAGCCCATAAAAATTGCACATAAAATAAAGCTTCTCAATCAAAAGGTTCATATCCTCTTGGCTGATAGTCTTTAAACTCTTTGGCAATAAACTTGTTTTAGTTTTAACACAATACCCCGCGCTAATCTTAGCCAAGTCACTTACCATTTCTTTATCAAATATCTCTCCATAACTCTTGCGAACGTACGGCACAAGCAAAGTGCATAAACGCCAATAACCATTAAGGCTGGCCTGTGATTTAGTTTTCTTCTCTTCTTTAAACTCCACCGAAAAATCCTTACCCACAGCCAGCATTGAGCAAAGAGTATCGCTTAGTTGTTTTTGAAGCTGGCCGAAGGTGGATTTGTTTTGGAAGTTGAAGAGGAGTTTCATTTCAATTTACCAATATTAGTTCTTTCACTTTCATTTTTTCAATTCCTCTAAAGCAGTTTCGGCAATCGCCCTAATTTTACCCTCTGACCACTCGGCAATTTCTACTAAAGCCTCCGTAGCTAGTCTTAATTTTTCTTCTAAGGTCATCTACTCCCCCGCAAATCCAAGTTTAACATAATCAATCGCTTCTAAAAGCGTTGAGTAAAGGCTGCCATATTCAGGCTTGTTAAGGCCGTTAATAGCCACTTGGTTCTCTTTCTCTAAAGCTTGCACTTGCTCTAAGTTCTCGCATAGCTCAAGTTGGATTTTTGTTTTAGCAAAGAAATCCTCGGCTTTCTTCTTCTTATCTGCCAAGCTAGTTTCTTTTTTCTGACTTTTGAGTTCTTGCATACCTTGGTCGTCAGCGATGCTGTTTGATGGCTTTTCTTTCATAAAGCCTCTGTCATTACCTTTTGGTTTTTCTGAGGCCTTATTGCCGTCATCATCCTCAGCGCCAATATTAACCAAAGACTGCAAACCATAGCGTCTTGCGTAGGTAATCCCTGAACCTTGAGCCTGAGCATCGTTTTGTTTGCTGTAAATGATTTCTGTAAGGCCTTCCATTGACTCCCCGCTTTCATGGAGCAGAAGCGTTTTAACAAAGTTCTTGCCATCTATTTGAACGATTGGTTGCAACACCGCAATACCGTGAGCATTAAGGGCTGGTAGGCAAGCTTCACGAACTGAATTAAGGTCAGCGTATTTTGACTTGAAGAACGGATTATTGCTGTCTTTTGTAGCATTGCCCATTTCTGATTGCGCTGCAATAAAAGCTTTTGCGAAATTGTTGATTGTTTTTTCTGTCATGTTTTACCTATTTGTTAATTTGACTTGCCCAATAGTAATAATATTCCTGTGAATCCCTCTCATCCATGAACAACCTCCGCTTTAAATTTAATCTTATCGTCCCTATTCCATCTTAACTCGCTCTCGTCATCTCTTAAATCTCTAATCGCATTTGTTCTAGCTTCTAAGTCAGTTTCGCCATCAACTTCTACAACTTCGTAGTGTTCGGTGATTTTAGTGACTAGGATTTTATACTTTGGCATCTTGCCTCAACCATTGATTAAATTGCTCCTTTGCTTCTTCTTCAGTAAATAACTCTCCTTCTAGGTAATCAGACCAATCGGTTCTTCTTGGCCAGAAACGTTCTTGATTTACGGAATATCTAGTAAATTTTTTTAGAATCCTAACTTCCATTACTTTGTGATATTTTACAGAAAATCCGATAGCATCCGTGCGGCAGATAAAAACATCGTCACCTACTTTATATTTTGGCATTAATCCCCCGCTATTTCTCTGGCAGAAACTCCACCACCAAAACTATCAACTAATCTTTCAACTTTAGCGTTGATTAAATCTTGGGCTTGGTCGATTAAGTTTTGCAGAACTTGTTTTGCTTTCTCAGCTTCCTCGATAAAATCCTCAACCAGTAATTCGTTAAATTCCGTTTTTGATAGGCTAGTAATATCTTTTAAAAACGCACTTTGTTGTTCTTTCATTTTGTCCCTCATTTGTTGTTGTTCGATAAACACACTTTAAACACACCTTTTCTAACTTGCAACCCCTTATTTCAAATTATTTTACGAATCAGCCAATGCAGCCCGTTGTAGTCGTAGCAGGTGGACTCAATCTTAAAAGTTCCATAATCAACAATTTCTTTTGAGATTAATTCGCCGAATAATTTTAGCTTTAATTTTTTGAGGAATGGAGTATTGACGATGTATATACTTTGCATGCTATAAGCCTCTTAAAAGTTTTCCCCAACTAGACTTGGCAGGAGATGGTGGAAATTGAGAATTGTAGCTGTTAATATCTCCACCTTTTTTGTATTCTTTTATGAGAGCTTTAAGAGTTGCATCATTAATCATGCGACCGCCATTAAATCTACTTTTACCTGTAGTCGAGACGAAATAATCGTATTTCCTTAAGTCGTCACAAAGTTTTTTTGGGACTCTCATAGTTCTATCTTATCCATGATCTGCAAACATTCCAAACACTCTCTCAGCATTTCACTTGCTAAGTCAGCAGTTAGCTCAACGTTAGAACTCATGCCCCTACCGCACCATTTATACCAGCTAATCTCAACATCACGCCATTTAAAATTAAAAGGCTGTTCATCATCACCCCAAGAATAAGCTTCAACTTCAAAAACATCGCACTTGAATTTGTTGCCAGAGTTGCTGAAAGGTGAAGGATAATCTTGCTGGGTTTTATTCCCCATTACTCGGCAAAGGTCGTAGCTTAGGTATTGGAGAGCTGCTTCCCAGATTATTGGAACTTCAAATGTTTTCATCTTCCCCCTTTTTTCTTTACGTCTTGAGAATAAACATCTGCTAAATGTTTCTTGCCCCATTCACTGCCTCTGTAAGTATGTGAAATCGTTGTTTTGTATTTGCGATAAAAGGCCTTGATTTCACCAAGAACAAATTCTGCGCTAAATCCTTTTTTCTTTTTATCAAATCCTGCTTCAGTGATGTAGGCAAAAGTGCGTGAAAGCTCAAAGTTCATATCTGAAATGATGTTTTGATTCCTACTCCTTTCCGCCTGAAGAAGTTGAAGTATTTTCGGTATGATATCCTCTTCTTTAGAAAGCTGCTCTAAAAATAAAACTTCCTTCACTTCGTCTCTCGATTCTAAATTCAAAATATGTTTTAACTTTTCTAAATTCATTTATTCCCCCATTCTAAAATTACTCTGCTCTCCAATAATACCCTCTAACTTCTCAAAATTACCCGCTAAAATCAAAGCCTCTCGGATTTCCTAATAAATTAGTTTAACGGCTTCACAGAGGTAGCTTGTTCGATATTTTGCAATATCATCCCAAGGCTAACATCCTCTCCACCAGCGAGCTTCCTGCCCGCTTTGTATATTCTAGCGCCTTCCATTGCGATATTGATTGCAGCATTTAGGTCGCGATCATGCTCTGATTCACAACTGCTACACTTCCAATTCCTATCACTCAACTTCAGATCACCATTTACAACTCCACACGATGAACAGGTTTTCGAGCTTGGGTAAAATCTCCCAATCTCAATCACTTGTTTGCCAACATCGGCGGCTTTGTATTTCAGAAAAGTTCCAAACTGATTCCAAGCACAATCAGCAATACTTTTTGCTAAACTGTGGTTTTTCATCATGTTTGAAACTGCTAACGACTCGACCGCAATAGCTGTTTGGTTATCGCAACTATTAACAATCTGCCTTGAAACTTTGTGAGCAAAATCCAATCTTTGATTAGCAATATTCTTATGAATCCTGCCAACCATTATCTTAGCTTGCTCTCTCTTCTTGCCTCCTTTGACCCTTCTTGACAAAGCTTTTTGCCACTTTCTTAATTTTCTTTCATGGGTCTTGGTGAATCTCATATTCTTCACCTTCTTGCCATTACTCAAAATCGCAAAATCCTTAATTCCGAGATCAATTCCCAAAACATTATTAACTTCCTGCTCAAGAATGTTTTTTTTACCATCATCAAATAAAATGCTGGCATAATAACCAGTGGCATCTTTTGAGATAGTGAAAGCCTTAGTTTTACCCTCGGGTCTTTCTCCGCCTCTAAATTTTACTAAACCTATCTTTGGTAAACTCAAACGATTCTCAAGTAATCGACAATTATTAGTTGTTGAGAAAGATTGTTTATGATTCTTTTTCTTAAAATTAGGGAACCCTCTTCTTTTTTGGAAGAATTTACTATAAGCATCAGCAAGATTGTGGCAAACTACTTGAAGAGATTGAGAATTAGCTTCTTTTAAGAAAGTGTATTGTTTCTTAATCTTTGGTAAGTAAGCACTCATCTCATAACTAGATAACCCTTTGCCAGTCCTATGATACTTTTTCTGGTTAATCTCTATCATCTTATTATAAACAAAACGGCAGCATCCAAAATTAGCATCTAGTGCTTTTTGCTGTGTTTTGTTTGGATAGATTTTAACTTTGTATGCTTTCATATTATAGAATATAAATCGCGAGAAATAAGTAGCAATAATTATTACTTATTTTTTAGCCTCATATTGCTCAAGGCTATCAAAATAGCGCAGGAAGATGTCTCGGTTAGTGCGGTAGAACTTAGCTTTGCTTGCTCTTTCTACTGTGCGGTCTAGTAGATCTTTAATGTGAATCATTTTCCCTCAAAAATTAAATTTCAGTAAATCTTCCAAACTCTCCGTCAAGTTTGAAAGGTATGTCGCCAGTTTTTCCATCTCTATTTTTAGCTACTATCCAAAGGCCACTATTTGAATAATAACTATCTCCTCGCTCTTCTTCCTTTAGCTCTTCTCTGTGAATAATAATTGCCACGTCAGCGTTCTTTTCAATCGCACTAGAGCCTTCAAAATGTGCTAAGGTAGGTTTGTCTGTTCCAGCTCGATTAATCTGTGCAGCAGCGATCATTGCCACGTCAAATTTCTGCGCCATAGCTTTGAGGGCTACCACGTTTTTGCTGATTTCCATTGTTGCGCTGAGGTTTTTATCATTCTCGTATTTGATGTGTTGAATGTAATCAATCGCCACAAGGTCAACTGGCTGCTTCTCAATTTGGTTTTTAATAATCGCCTCAATATCACTAGCTTTTAAGTCGCCAGAATCGTTGATGTAAATTCCAATTTCTCTAACTTCCTTCTCTGCCCTAGCGGCATTTTCATATTCCATCGGAGTTAAAATATTTCTTTGTATTTTCCAAGCAGGAACGCTGGCTGCATTTGATACAAATTTCAAAGTGACTCTTTCCGAATCAACCTCTAAAGAAATTAGCAAACATTTTTTGCGAGATCGAGAAACCCTAAGCACTATGTCTTGCAAAAGGGTGGTCTTACCAACTGCTGTGCGCGCACCAATTATCACTAATTGCTTTGAATAGAAACCGCCGTTTAATTTTTTATCTAAAGCGTCAAAGCCAGACGGAATTATTTTTGGCTCAATCTTGTTTTTTCTTTTATAATCAATCAAATCAATCATCTCTGAGATATGATGGGTTTTTCTTTTATCTGAATGAGTAGAAAGACCGCGCAACTCATTCTCAATATTTGCAACTACAGCACTAAGAGAATTTTTGTGGTCTTTAATGTCGTTTAGTGATTTATTCAACAAAAACTCTATTTCTCTTTTTTTCCAGCGATCGACTATGATTTTAGCATAATCACGAATGTCGATAATTGAAGAAGCTGCACCTAAAAGATTAGATAAATATTCTAATCCTCCACTAGGTTTAGTTGCTTCGCTATTGATAAAAAACTCTCTCATTGTGACCATATTTACTGGCCCAATTGAAGAAGTTTGAATGATGTTAGAGAAAATTTCTTGATGTTCTATGTGGTAAAAATGCTTAGGTTCTAAGAAATCGATAACCTTAGGCAAGTAATAATCATGCAGAATTATCGTTCCAAGCACTGATTGCTCTGCCTCTGTGTTAAAAAAAGTTGTAGTGTGAATCATGCTTAAAATGAGATTTTAGTTTCTTTGCCGAATTTGGCTTTCACTTTTGCAAGAACGCTTTCTTTTAAATCTTGACTCAATGCGTCCCATTTATCGTTTGCAGAAGCGCCAGTTAGTTTTATTGTGATTATTTCGCCTTCGATTAGGCTTTTGATTAAGTCTTGACCTAGTGATTGGTTTAGGTCTTGGCAGAATGAGTCTTTGGTTGTTTCTGGTTTTGGAGTAGAATTAAAACTATTACCTTCCCAAGTTCTTACAGCAGCTTTCCAATCTTTCATTGAGTTTTTACCTACTTTCCATCCATTGCTTTCATAGTGGTTAATCCACTTTTGAGGATTGACTGTGTTTTTTCTTTCTTGGCAATAATCTGAAACTTCTTGGAGAGTTGGGCGGAAAAATCTTTTAGATTCTGATTTAGATTTTAATTCTGATTTACATTCTTCATTATCATTAACATCTACATTTACATTGCCTTGTGCTTTGCTTATAGTTTGCTTATCGTTTGCTTCGTCTTTGCTTATTTCTTGATCTTCTTCAGCTTCACTTTCGCTAGACTTCTTCTTCTCTTTGCACCCATTCTCCCACTTACGCCTGTTTGCGTCTAAGTTAGGTTTGATTACTGTAAAAATAGCTTCTGGGACTACTGACATTTCAACTGATTCGCCATCAAGGGCATAAGAGCAAATAGCATCAAAAAGCTCTGCCTTGTCTTCTTTTGGTAGTTTTTTTGCTGATTGGTAGAAGCTTCGATAAAATATGAAGCTATCTCTGATTTTTTCTGACATTAGTATGTGCCCTTTGTAGTTTGGCGGTCGGAACAAGGGCACTCATCCCGACCATAAAAAAGAAATCAAAATTAATCTCCGTGCCCTGATGATTAATTTCTTCTACTACTCTCAACCCCTATTCCTAAGAATCAAGAATTATTTGCCCCGTTCTTACGGCGTTGGGGTCATCGCGTCCAGTGCTTCAACTATTTTTTTAAGTTCACTAGATACCCATTGCATATCGCTGCAAAATCCGTCAAAATAACTGCTGGAATTTAAGGGTACGTTTACTTTAAAATCAATAAGTCCTTTTGCATCAACTTGACCAGTGATGTCTAGCCTCTTCTTAAGATTATCTCGAATAATAACATCGCGGAAAATTTTAAAAGTAGTAAGTGAATTGCTTTTTTCTGCGCTTAAAGTTAATCCTTTTTCGCGATTGTAAATTTCAGTCATAGTTTTAATAAAATTGTGCAGTATGATGGGTTTGAACTGCCCTTCATTGACCACGAAGATTTGTCAGAAAGCCCACGCATTTCCGCGCTTTTCTATACACGTTTTTTAGACATGCATAGAAATACGAAGAAATTAACCCAGAAGCCGTGCTGCGATAATTACTTGAGAATTTTAAGCCCTCAAGCGGCATTAGCAGTATTGGACTTTCTGGGTTTATTTAAAGACATTGAGGAAATTGAGTTGCATGATTATTCGCACTAATCTTCACAACTCCTGCATTTCCTCCCTCTTTCAACCCGCTGTCTTTGTCGAGTCTTTCATATGAAGTTAGTGCGTTCCTTTATTCGATCTCATTAAATTTAAATTCAGTACCAATTGGCTCAAGATAAATACCATCTTGCTCACTAGCCTTCAATGTTGCCTTTTGGGCTTTATTAAGAGCCGCCTGTTCATTAGAAGCTTCAACTACAATAGTCACCTTCGCTTGATAGATAATTTCGTATTTTTTCATAATCTAATTATAATGATAATGTCGCAGCTTTAACAGCCCACATAGCAGCCTGTTCGTAAGATGTAAGAGCTAAAGCTACTAATCTCGCCCTCTCTTTGGCAATATAATCCGCTTCTCCTTCATATCTTATTTCGGAAACTAAATTAATGATATCAGCCGTTTTTTGTTTAATATGGTCAACAATATCTTCTTGAGACGGGTTAATTTTTGTTCTTATCCTAAATTCTCCGATAGTAGTTGTTTCTTCGATTTTTTCTTCTCTTTAAATTATAATTCCAAGCCATCAATGCGCCGAGCATGAAGCCCGCCTCTGTACTTGGGGTTGGCCTTAGAATTTACTAAGGCACACTTCTTTTTTAAGGAAGCGTGTGACTCAAAACCCCCGCTACGCAGTGATTTCAAGCAAACACTAGCGAAGTTCACACCTTCGCAGCCCCAGAAAATGGCAGGTAATTACTCCCACAGATTCTCCATCGCTTGCAGCTTGCTAAACGAGTGCACCATTTAGCGCGTGAGTTCCGCCAATAGCACCCATCAATTCTAAGAATTGCAGCCATTGTATCACGAACAAGCCTCCGTCTAAAGACGTAGTGTTTAGAACCTTTCAGCTCTACAAGTTCCAGTGAATAACTCCAAAATAATAAAGTGAGGGAGTCGCTGGAACCAGTAAAGTTGAAATGTTAGCGTAGCAGGGATTCGAACCGCTGGCCTATGAAAGGTGAGGACTACGCTAACGTGCGGGAATGAAAAAAACCGCTCCTCATTTATTAATAAATCCAAGGAAATGTCAACTCTTTTTCTTGATTAAACTCTTGATTCCAAGTTGATTCAATAATTTGCCCAAACTGCTCTTGCTCGGTTTCTTCGATTTCTACTATTACATTCCAAACCATAAAAGCCACCAAAGCTGCAATTAATACTACCGCAACTAAAATTTCTTGAAGTTTTTCGCTCATTTTAAAATCTCCTGTAAAAGTTTCTCAATTTGACCATCAGTCACTAAAAGCTTTTCCTCTAAAATTCTTAAAGGTTTTTTAACAAGAGCAGAACCCTTTCTTCTAATTGCGTTTCTTTTTTCCACTAGCGCGGCGATATCTTCTTTCAAAAGAACTGATTCGTGCTTAAGCCTTAGAATTTCTAGTTTTTTAGCCTTCAATTGTTTTTCTGTTAGTTTCATTTTAAGCCTCATTGTTGAATAAATAGCCCCTTTTTTTCGCCACTAGCTTTATTGCGCTAACGTCTAGTAAAGAGAGTGTCTCCCTTGGCGTTAAATCAAGATTGAAAACCTTATTTAACACCTTGTAAACCTCGTTTTTCTTCATCCTTCCCTCTAGCCGTTCTTTAAAATATTTTTGCACTTCCCACTTCTTTTCTTCACCAATGCGATTTGGCATAAAGCTTTCTTGATTGCGGCACGAATAGTTTCTTTTTTCAACTCCCTCAATCACGAATCTTTCCATTTCTTCGAGGCATTTCTGAGACTCACTAAAGTGACAAGCCCAGCACATGCCCATTTCTTCCGCTGATTGCTCGGAAGCATAGATTTTACCGCATTTGACACAATTGCAAGGATGGGTTTTTGATTTGTACTTAGGCAGGCAGTAAGTCAAAGCTTCAGGTATTGCTGCAATCAACTTTTCTTGATAGTGATGATTGAATTGCTGCAAATATTGCGGCGGGTAGTAGTTTTTAGTTGCTTGCAAGTATGCGATTTGTTTTTTTCTAATTTAAAATCTAGCGTGAAATCCATTTCCATTTTTACCTCATTAATAACATTGAACAAAAGCCTTAGCCAACCAAGCCAAAGCCCACAAAAACGACAGCGTAGCAAGCACCGAAATCGCTAACAAAAGTTTATTCTGATAGATTCTTTCCTCACACTTGTCGCACCATTTTATGAATTTACGCACTAAACCCCCATTTTTATTAGATTTAAACGCTCTTCAATCCTTTCAGCCATCTGTGCCTCACAAAATACTAACTTCCCATTTTCTGTCAGAAAAACAGGCATATTATTAAAATAAATCCTTGTTGGCCTTAGTTTTCCAATTTTAAGAGCGCCAAAGATTTTCTCTCCCTCATATTTTTGATTGATTAATTTTGTGGCGTGAATATTTACTGGGCGATCAAATCCGTTTTCAATTAGTTCTTGCGGTGCCATGTTGATTGGATGTTTCATGTTTTTTTTTGACCTCTTTAAGTTTAAACTGAGCCACTTTCGGCTTTCTCCCCTGTTTAACGCGGTGCATTTTCAAGCCATTCTCTTTGCAGTATTTAGAAAGGTGATAGCGTAAGCCTTGATGCGTTAGTTTCGGGGTTAGTATTGCAGCTAGTTGTGCGTTAGTTAGGTTTTCCTTAACTTTTAGTTCGTAGAGTTGTTTGATGTTCATTTAATCTTTATCTCCCGACTCAATAAAGTTGCCATTGTCGTCTAATTTATACCAAACATTCTCTTTTAAACCATTTTTGCCAATCTCTCCAGTAGTTATTTTTTTTGGAATCAAGAAATCGCCTTCTTTTTTATGAAGAACTAGCGCAATCAGAGTTCCATTAGAGCCTTTTACTTGGCTTTCATGATGACAAGCCATTAACACAGAATTTTTACCCGAGCTAGCATTCTTGCTGCCATAACCTGAGCTAGCATTCTTGCTGTGATCACCCGAGCTAGCATTCTGGCTGTCATCACCCGAGCTAGCATTCCGGCTGTAATTACCCGAGCTAGCATTCTTGCTGTAATTACCCGAGCTAGCATTCTGGCTGTCATCACCCGAGCTAGCATTCTTGCTGCCATAACCTGAGCTAGCATTCTTGCTGTAATTACCCGAGCTAGCATTCTGGCTGTCATCACCCGAGCTAGCATTCTGGCTGTAATCACCCGAGCTAGCATTCTTGCTGTAATTACCCGAGCTAGCATTCTGGCTGCGATCACCCGAGCTAGCATTCTGGCTGTCATCACCCGAGCTAGCATTCTGGCTGTAATTACCTGAGCTAGCATTCTGGCTGTAATTACCTGAGCTAATTTCTTTTGTAGAAGAAAAAAAATGAGTAATAGATTTTTTCAAAAAAACAGAAAGATTGAAATTGATTTTCAGATTGAATTCAAGAGAAGAGCTTTTTGTTTCCGAGATCAGCTCTTTGTAATCAAAAATATCTAAGTCGGAATATTCTTCGCCCTCCAAATCCAGCCATTGAGCTTGCTGGAATAGGTATTTGTTATTAAAGAATTTATTTTCTGTTTGGTGCAGTTTGGTCTTAATTTTCTCAACATTAATATAACCAAGATTCTTCATTTCTGAATCACCAACCGACATCCCGACCTCTTCCAAAAAAGCAACAACGTAGCCAATGTATTTGGGAGAAATAGAGCCGTTGCCCTTGCCTTTAATTTGCTGGTCTTTTTCCATGGTGCAATGAGGCATATTTTTAGAATCGCGCAGTGAGTAAATTTCTTTACTAGATCCGTAATAGCTCGCCACGCAATGAGCCATCAAAAATCCCTCTCTTTTGTAAGCAGATTCGCCGATAAGCTTCACGATTCTAAAGCCGTCACCAAAATCCTTGATTACCTCAACATCGCCCTCAACTTCTTTAATGTCTTTGCCTTTCTTTGCTAACACTTTGAGCCATTTCTCGCCGTTTGTTTTAGCTTGCTCATAAGACATTTTACTCAAGCGCTTTGGTCTTTTATCTGAAGCTAGATAGTCGATAATATGCTCGATTTCTCCTTGCTCAGAGTTATTTTTTGCAAGATGGCCTGTTAAATGTTTCTCAATCCATTCAAAAACATCCGCTTGGCAATTCATGCCTTGAGCGTATTTTGTTATTTCATTAATTAATTTGTTTTTCATTTTGTTAAAATATTAAAGTTGAATAAAAGTAAACCAACCAATCATCACAGCCGCACCAGCAGCCATGATTAGAATTGATTTTAGAAGCTCGCGGACATCGTTAGAGTCTTTTGCGAATATTTGGTCGATGAATTGAAAAGGTGACATGGTTGGCCTCTAGTTAAATTTGATTGCCGCAGCAACTAAGATGAAAAGGAATGGGCTAGCAGCCCAAGCAAAATTGATTAATGTTTTCATTTTAAAATTCCTCCTCTTCAGAAACTCCCATGTCTGGAGAAGTAAAGAAATTATCTGCAATGAGTTTCTTAATTAGTTCAAGGTCTCCGTCTGATAAGCCGTATATTGTTAAAGTTTTCATTTTTATTGCCCTCGTTTATTTGTTGAATGAAATTAAATCATAAATCACCTTAGCGCGGGAGTAGCGGTATTTTGCACAAGCGATTGCTATTCTTGCTTGGTCACAATTACCAGATCCCGCATTAAACTTGCCGTCGTAAGAGAAAGTCGCAACACCCGAAGCATGAACCCGTTTAAAAACTTCTAAACCAATCTTGCCACTTTGTGTTTTTATTAATGCAACTGAAATTGTTTTCATTTTCATTACCCTCATTTGTTTTTGATTTGCTGTTTGGTGTGAAAGCATTGTGCAACACACCTTTTTATTATGCAAGCGATTATTTAAAAGAATTTGCAAATAAATTAGAGACTAGAGCCAGAAGGATTGCTGGGGTATTTTGAGAGAGTGGGTTAAAAATAAATGAAAAAAGATTTGGGGGAGATTTTAGGTAAGAAAAGGCAAAATGTATATACAAAGTATTGACTGAGTAAATACTTTGGGGGCTAGAGAGAAAAGGGGTTGAAGAATAAAATTTGTGTGTGTATTGTGTGGGGGTTAGTAATTTAATAAATGAGGGGGGAAAATGACTAGAGAAGAAGAGATTAAATTTAGAGATGAATGTGCGATGAGGGCGATGCACAGCATATTTTCATCCGTCCAATGTTATAACTATGCCGATATGGCTAAAGATTGCTATGATCGAGCCGACGCTATGCTAGAAGAAAAGAAGAAGAGAGATGAAAAGCTATGAAGAAAACATTGGAAATTGTCGGATTTGAACTAATCCTTTGCCCACAACCCGCTTACAAGGCCGGCAACTTGTTATGTTATGCAGCCACTATTCTTAGATTGCCTAACGGCCAGCAATCGGCTGACGTAGAGGAATTGGATTCGTTGGTTGGTCAAGACTTTATGGGCAAGAAAATAAAAGGAATCGAAAGATTTTGCATTGCAAAAGTAATGGTCGGACATGTAATCGGAATCGGTGTTGAGAATGAAAAGCTATCTTAAGCCCAGTCCCGAACTAAGAAACGGATTTAAGGATAAGGAGAGATTGGCTAAGATCCATGATTTGCCTTGCTCACTTTGTTATTTGAAAGGCTGGCAACAGAAAAGCCCCACCACTGCCCATCATTTACACGGTGGAGGAATGGGAAAGAAAGCTAGTGACAGATTAACAATGAGCTTGTGTGATAATTGCCACCAGAAAGGAGAGTTTGCCTTTCATAAGATTGGAAGGATTGCTTGGGAAGATAAGTTTGACACTTGCCAAGAGGATCTAATACAAATTACTAACAAAATGCTGAAGACATTATGAAAATAAAAGGAGGCGAGAAGGAGTTTAAACTAGGAGGATTTAGTTTTATTCCAAGTGGAAATGATGCGAGGGAGTTCGGAGAGTTAACAAGAATCATGGGAAAGGCAGAGCTAACAGTCTTTGGCACTACCAAAAAGACCGAGGAATTGATTGAACTAACCAACAAAATACTGGAAAACAATAATTAAGTGTCATTATGGGTATGGGGCAACAATACAGAAAGAAAGTACCAAAAAAGGAATGGACAAGCTTTGACGAAATCATTGACTTGCAAGAAAGACTTGACCTAAGTGATTCGGACTTTATAAGTCTTTGTTGTAGTAGATGCTCTTATTATCGTTGGAAGAAAAAAGGAAAAGCTCCTTTGAATACTTTAAGCGTAATAAGAGAGGAATTAGCAAGGTACTACAAAAAACAGTATGATGAAAAAATGAATTTGATTTGGAATGAGTAAAATGAGGGAGAAAATAGCAAGCAACATTGTAAAGTGGGAAAAAGAAAAAACACTTGGCGAATATGCAAGAGAACATTTCGCACAAACAGATGCAAGCGGCACAACAAAGATAGCTAACGTACTTAATAACATTTATAGTTTAGCATTATCGGCAGAATCAGAAGACATTCAATTAAAAGCAGCGAAGGAAATCAGAGAAACACTGGCACTTGGTGAGCCAAAAGAAATCAAACAAGAAAATACACAAATTAACTTCTACGCTAATGCAAGCAATCAGATTAATGAAAACGTGCAAAGGCTTATTGCTGCGAGTCCGAAGAAGGAAGTAAAGAAAGGAATTGAAGGGATTATTTAATGAAGATTTAACTGGAACCGCTTCGCTTAGAAACTAACGCATACAGCAGTAGTTTGATAAGCTTATCGCTACCACCCCTTCCCCTCCAAAACGGGGGGATTTGTCAAGTCTTTTATTTTTAGTTTTAAGAGTCAAATGGTATTTTATGCATCACTACGAAATTGAGATTTATGAGAACTCTCACAGAGAATATGCGGCTTTACTTGCTGGGATGTCGGATGAGAAGCTTACAAAAGAATTAAAGACTGAAGATGAACCATTTCGACCTGATAGAAGCAAAGGAGAGCATTTTCTTGGTGATTTCGAGACTTCTTATAGAAGAAGTTTATTCTGGGAGATAAAACTAAGAGAGAGAAACGCACTAATGAAAGAAAGATCCATTAAACTAAATAAAAAAACTGAGGTATTAAATGAAAACAAAATTTAAAATTGGCGAAAAGGTTGTTTTCTTTCAAAAGAAAAATGGCACTAACATTTTATTGCAAGCAATTGTTGGCACCATTAAACTAATTAAGTATGATGGTAAAATTATGTATGAAGCAGAAAACTTTCACGATGTAAATGAAAGTGATATTTGCAAACTTGATAAAGCCCCAAAACTTCTAAAAACCTTCCTAGATAACAATGACAAATAAAATCCAAGAACAAGACAACAAATTCTTCTCAATCACTCACAACAAAGAGCTTGATTGTTTTGACATGGTATTAAAGCAACCTAAGTTTGATACTTCTTCAGACCTTCTAGGCATCCTTTCTTTCGTGCATCAAATGGGCGTGAATTGCCCTGATAAATTGAGGATTGGAGCGCAGATTGAGCAGGAGTCGAATATTGTGGTTAATAAACCTAAGATTATTGTTTAAGAATATTGGCTTGTAGCTCAATTGGTAGAGCCCAAAACTGTTAATTTTGTTGTTCGTGGTTCGAGTCCACGCAAGCCAGCCATGCCAGCATAGCTCAGTTGATAGAGCATCGCACTTGTAATGCGGAGGTCGTGGGTTTGAATCCTACTGCTGGCACCATTTAATTTGAGTAAACAGATGAAGCCTAAATTCTTTAAATTTAACAATACTAGTAATGTAGTGGTTGATTTGAATTCCATTGTTGCTATTTTTAAAATTCCCAACGTGGCTGAAATAGATCCAAGTAATATTTTTAATTGGTATAACTGGGGAATAAAGATTGTTCTGCCAAATTCTATTTTGGAACTATTCTATTGCATTGAGGATGACCTAGAGCGCAACAGAATTGACTACATGAATTGTATAAAAGATTTTAGAGAAGTCTCTGAATATTTAATTAGTCTAAAATAAATATGATTAAAAAGCTTCTAGCTGAGTACATAGTTTGCGGAATCACTCCAGCCCTTCCCGAAGACTCATTGATTGAGTTCTACAATAAGAGCCTACAACATAAGATTGGTTTATTATTCAAGGTTAATAAAGTTAGGCAGCTTAAAACCAAACTTTATGATGAAAGGATTAGATCCTATGGTGGCGCAGTTAATGACTGCCACAGGTTGCAAGAGTTAGAAAAATCAATGGTAAAAATCATTGTAGCTTTAATAGAAAACGAGCGCGTCAAAGATGATACATTCCTTTGGAGAGTTAAGCCAAAGATTGAGAAGAAAGATGGTCAATTCTTTTGTTATTTCAGAGGAGGCTTTTCTTGCAAATAACACCTTCGCCCCTCAAGCATTACAAAACCCTGCAAGAATACTTCGACTTCGCCCAAAGACTAGAAAGCTTTGAGGATGAGATGGAAAAGGTAAAGCTCAACCGCTTACTTTGTCGCACTGACTTATTCTGGCTGATTTGGTTTGGATGCAAGAGAAACGATATTGCTAAACAATGGCTGCTAGACAGATGCAAAGAAGTAGAAGCTGCGCCAAATAATCACTTAGACTTATGGTCGAGAAACCACTACAAATCAACAATCATAACATTCGGTAAATCACTGCAAGATATCCTAGCTTCGCATGGTGATGATCCATTGCCTGAATGGGACAGAGAAGTGACGATTGGAATATTCTCTGCAACTCGCCCACTTGCTAAAGGCTTCTTGCGTCAGATCAAACAAGAGCTTGAAACTAACCAACTGTTAAAGTCTTTGTTCCCCGACATTCTACACGAAAAGCCTGCAAGCCAAGCAACTAAATGGTCAGAAGATGAGGGCATAATCGTCAAAAGAAAAGGCAACCCAAAAGAAGCGACGGTTGAAGCTTGGGGCTTGATTGATGGCATGCCTGTTGGTAAGCACTTTTTCTTGATGGTTTACGATGACGTTGTGACAGATGGCAACGTGACAACTCCAGAGATGATATTCAAAACAACCGAGAAATGGGAGCTTTCTTCTAACCTCGGAACCTCTGGCGGATTAACTCGCTACATTGGAACGCGCTATCATTTCAACGATACTTACCAAGTGATGCTCGACAAGCAGATTGCAACGCCTCGAATTTACCCTTGCACTGACGATGGCACGGCAGAAGGAAAGCCAGTTTTGATGAGCCAAGAAGATTTAGAGAAGAAACGTAAATTGATGGGTGAATACATCTTTTCATGCCAACTTTTGCTGAATCCCACAGCCTCAAGCCTCCAGAACTTTAAAGAAGCTTGGTTAAAATATTATGGTGGTTGGTCAAGGGCTTACACTGGAAACATCTACATTATTGTTGACCCCGCTAACTCAAAAAAGAAATCCTCAGACTACACAGTGATGTTTGTTGTCGCTGCATGTGATGACCAAAATTACTACATCGTGGATATGATTCGCGACCGCATGAATCTAAAAGAAAGAACTGAAGCTTTGTTTAAATTGGTGAAACAATACATTAACAAAGGGTTCGTTCATGTGGGCTATGAACAATATGGCATGCAAGCGGACATTGAACATATCAGAGAGAAACAAGATCAGCTAAACTACCACTTCACAATTAGAGAACTGGGGGGAAAAATGGCTAAGGTTGACCGCATTGGAAAGCTTGTGCCAGACTTTGAAGCAAGCAAGATTTATATACCTCGCCAAATTATGAAGGTGAATTATGAAGGCAGAATGCAAAATCTTGTTGACATCTTCATTAAAGAAGAATATTTAACCTTCCCAACGCCTCAACATGATGACATGTTAGACGCTTTAGCACGCATAAAAGATGATGAATTGCGCGTGTCTTTCCCCTTACCTGAGTCGAATGACTATGAGGAAGATTTTGACCGTCTCAATGACGAGACACGCAATTCAACAACGGGCTATTAATGGAAGAAATAAACCAAATCGACCAAGACCAAGAAATCGCTGAATCAGATGTTAAGCTGACTATTGAAGATATTTTGAAAGCAGAAAACCTTTGCGAGATCCTAGACTCAAACACTCAAAAAGAAATATCACAACAAGTTTTCAGCGATTACAACAACGACCTAACTTCGTGTTCATCTAAGATGAAAGAGCTTCAAGAAGTAATGAAGCTTGCGATGATTATTTCTGAGCAAAAAACTTATCCTTGGGTTGGTGCTTCAAATATTATCTACCCACTAATTGCTAATGCTTGCGTTGAGTTTGGCGCTACTTGCTACCCTGAAATTATCAAAGATGGCCAAGTTGTAAAGGCCAAAGTTATTGGTAAGGATGATGGGCAGCAAATGAAAGATGCTGATGGCATTCCGATGACGAATCCAGAAGACAATAAACCCATCATGCAGAATGTTGGCGCTAAGAAAGCCCGCGGTGATAGAATTGCGACCACAATGAACTTCCAACTAATGGAAGAACAAACTTGGTGGGAAAAAGACACTGACAAACTAGTAAATTCTCTACCTTGTGTTGGCGACCTTTACAAAAAGGTTTATTACGACCCAATCAAAGAAATGCCCGTTTCTGAGCTTATCTTTCCTGATAAATTGATTATTAATAACGGCGCAAGAGACATCGATTCTGCTATTGTCACGCAAATCATTGAGCTTTATCCACAAGAGATAATGCAGCGGATTAGATCCGAAATGTTTGATGACTTCGACTTTGATTTTGAATCAGATGCAGAAGAATCAAACAACACAACGCAGCAGACAAGTCAGGATATGCGCTTAACCACGCAAGTTTCTTCTAATACTAAGCTTCATGCGTTCTTAGAGCAGCACACGTGGTTAGATTTAGATGATGACGGTTTTCCTGAGCCGTATATTGTGACCGTTCACTCTGAGAGTGCTAAGGTCGTTAGAATCGTCAAAAGATTTGACAAAGAAAGCATCAAATACAACAGCAAGAAAGAAATCAAAGACATCGTAGCGCAAAAATACTTTGTGCACTACTCTTTCATCCCATCACCTGATGGCTCTTTCTTTTCGCTAGGTTTCGGTCATTTACTTTTAAACCTGAATAATGCCATCAATACAACTTTGAACCAGTTGATTGATGCGGGACATCTAAACATCACTGGCGGTGGCTTTATTTCTAAAGGTTTCGGTAAGACTAAGGCAGGAAGAATGGCCTTGGCTCCAGGTGAATGGAAAATTATTGATGCTGGAAGCGATGACTTAAGAAATGGTATCGTGCCAATTCCTCACCCAGAACCTTCAAGCGTTTTATTTACCCTTCTTGGCGCATTAATTGACGCAGGGAAAGGTTTAGGTATGCTTTCTGACGTGCTTTCTGGTGAAAACTCTGGGAATATCCAAGCAACAACCATGATTTCAATGGTTGAGCAAGGCATGAAACAGTTCCGCTCTATTTACAAGCGCATCCACAAAGCTGAAAAAGACGAATTACGCCTTCTTTACAATGAGAACTCCAAATATCTCACAAACGAGAAATATGCTGAGATTCTAGATGAACCTTTGCTCGAAGTGGATGTAAAAGGTGATTTTAACAAGAAAGGTTATGATATTTGCCCAGTTGCTGACATTGATGCAGTGACTAATTTCCAAAGAATGGCAATGGCGCAATTCTTCATGACATTCTTGCAAGATCCGTTCACTGATCCAATCGAACTACGCAAAAGAATCTTCGGTGCGGCTAATGTTGCAGACATCGACAAACTTGTTGTAGCTCCTCAGCCCCAAGTTGACCCTGCTTTACAAATAGCTCAGATCCAAGCTCAAACTAAAATGGCTGAACTTGACGCTAAGAATAACATCGAGTCACAAAAAGCTTTTGCAGACATCGAACAACTTAAAGCAACTATCGCTAAATTGGAAGCTGAGACTGCTGAAATTCAAACACGCTCAATGGTGAATCTAGCAACTGCTGGCAAAATTGCCAAAGACACTGATTTAGCTGAAAGCAAAGAACAACTTGATGTGTTGGACAACCAAATTGATGCAATGGTAAAACAAGCCGCAATCCAAGATAAAGAGAAAGATCGCGAATTTAAAACTAAGCTAGAGGCAAACAAACTCTACCATGATGCGATCACCGAGCATGAATACATAAAGCTCGAACACAGAAAGCTGGACCAAAAAGAACAAGAGGCGGAAACAACTCAACAATCTCAAAAAAAGGAGTCTGACTAAAACCTCTTGTGCTTCCCGTCTTGTCTTAAAAAAGCAAGACATTTTGATTAATTAACTTGATTTAGACATGATTGAACTAACGCGAGAAGAGTTTAAAGAGTGGGCTTTTAATCCCGCCACTCAACATTTTGTTGGCGTCCTTACCGACAAAAGGAGTTCCTGCCTTGAACAACTAGGTAGCAATTACCACAAAGACTTAGAATCCATCCAAAGAGCGATTGGAGTCTGTCAAAGCCTCAAAGCTACAATTGACGCAATTGAAAGCTATAAGGGGGTAGAAGATGACAAATAGTGTATTCTCAGCAGAAGCTATAAAAGCAAAATATCCTCAGATAAAAGAAATTGGCGAATATGATTTTACAGGAGACCCGTTTCTTGTTGAAGCTGTAGAATACGTTAATTCAATAGAAACCGCATCTCTTGATGCTATATTTGATAATTTTAAAGACGAATTAAACAAATATATTAAATCAAAAATTTTAAATCCGCAGAAATCTTATAAATTGCTTTGGAGGCAATACCCAGCAATTACTGGCTCTTTTTCTCCTAGACAAATTAGAATTTGCGCAAGATTAAAAATTGAGGAGGCAGATGACAAATAAATCAAACTTCCATCCATTAAACGAAGAGCTAATTATCCTAATCGAAAAGCCTACTGAAGGCCTTGAGATTACCAAGGAATTAGACCAAGCTGGCAAACCTACCTTTAAAAAGAAGGATTCCCCGTTTAGCCTCCTAATTCCTTTTTCTAAAATCGAAACAGAAGCCTTCCAATCAACCACTGGTGTTGTAGTTGAGATGGGAGAGCATGTTTTTCCTGATATTAAGAAAGCCCCTAAAATTGGCGATACTGTAGTTTTTAAACCTTACGCAGGAATGAATATCTATGGTGATGACGATCAATTCTACCGCATTCTCACTTGGAAGGAAATTCGCGCCATTTATCAATCAAATTAATTAATCATGTCAGAAGAAATTTTAGACCAAAACATTGAGCAAGTAGAGCATGTTGAAGAAGTGCATCAAGAGATTGACAACTTTGACGACGTTGACTCAGTTGTTCAGGCCTTAGAAGAAAAGAAATTAAACTTCTCTAAAGTGCCAAAGGAAAAGCGCGACTCAATCAAGAAGTTCGTAGTTAACAAAGCTCTCGAAGACGCTGAAGAAAACGGTGATGACGAGAAAGCTTTTGCATTACGTAATGGCTGGTCACCTGAATCACTTTACGGCGGCAAGAATAAAGATGGCTCTCCTCGTCCCTTCAAAGATTACAAAGAGTTCAACGCAACTATTCGCGACAACTCACCAGTCCTAAACGAAAGGTTAAGAACTAACGCTAAGGAAATGGAAGAAATGCGGAAGGAAATGCGTAAGCTTTCCGAGATTGCTAAGATGAACTTTGAGCGCTCTCTTAAAGGCGAAGAACAGTCTTTGGAAGCCCAAATCAAAGAAGCTAGAGAATACGGTGATTTTGACCGCTACGACAGCTTGATTGCTAAAAGACAAGAGATTCAAAACAATACTTTACGCTTGAAAGAATATGAGCCAGAGCCAGCTCCTGTAGAAACGGATGTAAAACCTGAAGTAAAAGAATGGGGCGCTAGAAATCAATGGTTCTGGACTGATAATCAAATGAAGCAGTTTGCTATTGCTCAAGAAGATATTTTGAGAAATACCAGACCTGAATTGAATCTTTCTGAGCGTTTAGAGCTAATCACTAAATCAGCCGAAATCTCTTTCCCAGACCGCTTCGCTCCCAAAGTGACTAAGCCAGCAGTATTGCCAGCAAGAACAGCGGGTAATTTCTCAGCTAATAAGAAAGTTGCGATGACATTCTCACAACTTCCTGACGTTGAGAAAAATCAAGCGCGCCAAATGATACGAACTGGGGTCTTTAAGAATGAAGCTGACTTCATGAAAACTTATCCCGGAAACAATTAAATAAAAATAAATTATGCCTAGAGGAATTCCCAAAACAAAACAAATTAATGATTTAGAAAATAACATGAAAATAACACTTGACAAAGAAAATGCACTAGAGAATCTAGCACCCATCGGCGCAGAAAAAAAACTTGATGCACCTGCTGCGGTTGTAGAATCTAAAAAAGATGATGTCGAATATACTACGTCTCCCGACGGAAAGTATAAGATTCCTAAGCCAAAAAAGCACGCTGATTTCCTAGATAAAAGTCCGTCACGAATCCCTTACATTACCGATCCAGACGTTTTAGGCAGCTACCATATTTTCTGGGAAACTGACGAAAGACCTCATAATATTTCTGATCGAATTAATGAAGGTTATGAGTTCGTGGATACTAATACTAAAGGTTGCGAACATGCTATCCCAACGCACTCTGGATACAGACCTGATGGTTCAGCTTACATGAGCTATGCGATGTGGATGCCGATTTCTAAATTTAAAGAAATCCAAAGAATGAAGCAAAACGCAATCACGGAAAAGGAACAAGAAATTCTGAGAAAACCATCCGAAGACAGCGGAATTTACGCTACTGAGCAAATGAAGCTTGGTGGTGCCGCTGGAAAGGTGATTACTTCTCGATAATTGATTCATAAGGCTTTTTCTCTCTTTTTCACTTAAGCAAAAAGAGAACTTTGATGTAAACACTCCCTTGATGGCTCCTCTTCTGATGATCTAGAAGAATAATAATTTCTTCAATTCAAATATTTTTTACAATGGCAAATAATACAGCTGCTTATGGTTTAAAACCTTGCAGAATTAGCGGCCTTATCTCCGTTAATCCTTACTACGTTCCAGCTTCTCTAGCTTCTTTGGGTATCGGTACTCCAGTAATTAGATCTGGTACTTCAAACTCAGTTAACACTATCAACGGTCAAGTTTATCCAGCTGGAACTTTAGCTTCTATCGCAGTAGCTACTTCTGGCGATGGCAACAAATTGACTGGCGCTATTGTTGGTTTCGAGCTTATCCCAACTAATTTGTTTGTTGCGGGCTACAACGCTGCTAACACTCAACGTATCGCTTATGTTGCGGATCACCCTGAGCAAAAATTTACTATCATTGATGATGGTGCAAACCTTTTGGCTGTGACTACTGTAGGTTTGAACGCTAACCTAACTGTTGGAACCGTTAATGCTTTTACAGGCTTAGATTCAACAACTCTTGATACTTCAGCTCCTGCTACTGATGCGACTTTCCAACTTAAAATTCTTGGTCTGAACAACAGAGTAGGAAACGAATTGGCTCTTGCTGCTGAATGGTTGGTTAAAATCAACAATCACACTGACGCTAACATCGTCGCTGGTGTTTAATTATTAATTTAAAGGAATCTAAACAATGTCTAACATTATGGTTAAGGGTAATTTCCCTACTAACAGCATCAAACACTACGCTACTAAGTTTTATGGTGAACTTGATATGGGGCCTGCACAATGGGAACCACTTTTTGAGAAACTAACTTCAGACCGTTCGTTTGAATTAGATGTTTTAACTGATAACTTCACAGTTATTCCAGCTAAACCAGAAGCTCAAAATATTTCTTACCAAACTGCGTCTCAACAATTTACTACTACTTACAACCACAACTCATTCGGTGGTGGTTTCCAAATTAGTAAAGAAGCTAAAGACGACGGTAAAGAAATCGACCTAATGAAAAAATACATGGGTCAATTGGCTACTGCTGCTAAAAGAACTAACGAGTACCAAGGAGCTAATATCTTCAACCGTGCTTATAACTCTTCTTATGTTGGTGGCGATGGAGTTGAATTAATCTCTCTTTCTCACCCAACTAAAACTGGCAACCAAGCTAATACCTTGGCTAACCAAGTTGCCATGTCAGAAGCTGCTCTTGAAGACTTGAACGTACTTGCTCTTAACATGAAAGATTACAATGGAAACATTGCTAACATCAACACTAAGAAGCTTGTAGTTCCAACTGCTTTGAAACACCAAGCAGAAAGAATCACTCGCTCACCTCTTCGCAGTGGTACTGCTAACAACGACTTGAACGCCATTGCCTCTCTTGGTGATTTCGATGAAGGTTTCATTGTTAACAAATACTTAACTTCAACCACTATGTACTACGTCTTAACTGACTGTCCAGATGGTTTGAAATACTTCGAAAGAACTGCTCCAGAATTCTCTATGGATTCAGCTTTCGACGCAGAAGTTAGCAAATACAAAATCTTTTTCAGAAACTCATTCTTATGGACTGACTTTAGAGGTATTGTAGGTTGCGGTAATATCTAATTCTAATATTGTTCCTATTGGGTAAAGGGGGGTGAAATTCCCCCCAGCATAAATCAAAGGTAAAAACATGGGTACTACAAACTTTCCAAACGGTCTAACCAACAATACAGCGCAAAACTGTCTTGGCGAGATGACTCAATTAGATCCGACTTCTCTGCATACATACTTCAACGATTTTGATAGTTATGTAGCAGGAAATTGGGTTGTAACCGAAACTCAAGCTGGCGCTACTCAAGCTCTAACTGATGCTGACGGCGGCGTTCTTTTACTTACCAACTCAGCAGCAGACGATGATCTAGTTGCTTTGCAAAAAGTAGGTGAATCATTTACTTTTACAGCTGGGAAAAAAGCTTTCTTCAAAGCTAGGTTCAAAGTATCTGATGCAACTCAATCAGATGTTGTTATGGGTCTTCAAATCACCGATACAACTCCTCTTGCTGTTTCTGATGGCGTCTATTTCATCAAGCCAGATGGAGCTGCAACTATGAATTTTGTTGTCGCTGCTTCTAGCACGGCAACAACAGCTAGTGCAATTGCTACTCTTGTTAATGATACTTACATTACCGTCGCTTTCTACTACGATGGCATTAGTTATGTAAATTATTACACAGGAACTGATACTTTAGATCCAACTTATAAAGGAAGAAGTGTTGTCACTAACTTACCAACTACTGAGCTTACAGTATCTTTTGCCTTACAAAATGGTGAAGCTGTAGCTAAAAATATGTCTGTTGACTACATTTTTGTAGCAAAAGAAAGATAATCAATTGAGGGGCCTAAAAACCCCTCTTTTTTAAAGAGAAATTAAAATGCTTCCAATCAGATATTTATTTACACCAGCAGACGCAAGCCTTACGGGTTTTGCAAGTAATGTCACGGGTGCAACTTGGGCACTAACCGCCACCGCTGCCACAGATTCTCTGGCTCACCGAGTATCGATCAGAAACGACAGCGCAACAAACCACTCTGGCAAAACAGCCCTTTTAACTGGCACAGACGTTGATGGTCATGCTCTAACTGATACAGTCACTCTCCCAGCAGG